AATTGTTTCGTTGTGGTTATTCGTTGTGGCATCCATTGCCGCAAGAATGAGTTCATCAGTCTTACGTCCAAGGGCATATGCACCTGACTGTTGAGCAACCATCATTTCATCATGATTGATGCGAAGTTGATCCAAATCGTCAATCCATTCACCAGCAAAGTAATCTTCAACAGTGACGTTGACGTTTGTATGCTCAAGGTTCATTGGAGCTACATTACCGTGGCGAGCCTTGGTAGTAGCAAAACCTTTACCGATTTTCTGAAACGTGGTTTTGTTCTTAACGCCATTCGCTGTACGAATAGTGTTACGAAGCTTCGACCCCATGCGCTGATAAGCCATGTGGACGCCAGATTCAAACTCCTCGATAAAGGAGGTGGAAATAGTTGGTGTTGCCATAACACACTCCTTTTAATTAAGTTAAGTTTCAGTTTTTGGCTGTCTGGTTATCCATTGGCTTGGGGTCCGAAGATTATCCCTCGCTTTTGGGCCTTCAAGTAAAACCATAATTTCACAGAAAAAAGTAAATGCCAATTCACATTACCCATTCTGCCTTGAGTATTGGGCAAAGCCTTGCCTTACTTTTGCAATAAAGGCTTGGTCTTTTTCTTTCCAATATTTAGGGTCGTTCTGCATACTGCGTAAATCGTCTAAACTTAAACGCTCTTGGAAGTCTGTTTCAGTAGTCATGTTAAATTGTGGTTGTCCATTCAGTTCCATCAATTCTTCAAACAACTGAACCATTCCAGCAGAAGCAGGAACGTTTGCAAAAACAGTATAGGCTGATTCAGACAGGTTAGCTGTAGCCCAACCATCAACACGCTCTAATCTTTTATCTGCATACTCGCCTAGTTGCTCAGATTCAACATTCCAATCAGGACCACGCTGGGCATCAATAGAAACATATTCCTGCATTAAGCCAGTAAATTCTTCATGTGATAACCCATAGTTATGAGCAGTAGCTCTAAACCAGTCAACCATAGGGTCATCATCAGATACGTTGTATTCTAATCCCTCTGGGGCTTCTATCTTTAACTCATAATCAGCAGGACTGATAGGAGCGTTGCTAGAGGCCTCTTCGTTTAACTCCCCAACAATTTGATTTCGTAAATCTTCTTTACGAGTGTAAAATGCTTTTTCTAGCTCACTGTAGCTATTAGCTAGTTCTTCTGGCCTGTCAAACTTCTGAGGAAGCCAATCAGGTCTTTCTTGAGTAGTTTCCAAAGGTTGCTCCGACTCTCCAGCCTGAACCTCATTGGTTTCTACCTGTTCTTCTGCTTGTAGTTCTTCTGACATTAACAATCCCACTTCCTAAGTGCTTTGTTGATACGGCTGTTAGGGTCATTAGCCGTTTTTGCAGATGTAAGCTTTTTCTTCATACCCATCATGCGCTTACAGAACGACTTACGCCTTGCTGCTTTCTTCGGGCTTTTCTTTGCTGCTTTTGCTGACACTGGAGGCTTGAGGTTTCCTTTTTTGTAGGATGCTCGACCTTTTGCGTTCAGCCCACCTTCGGGATTCTTGCCCTCGCTTCTTGTCCATGCCTCACTCATACCTAAGTCCTCGCATATGTCGGCTTCTTACCACCACCTGACGGATTAGTGCGACGTTTTCGATTGGTTGCTGTTTTCTTTTCAGACTTGCTCATTCCAGCGGCTTTTGATGCCGGAACGCATTTTGGGTATGAGCGACCATCACCCATCTTGCATCCACATTTAGCGTGCTTGCCATCTTTCGTAGTGGATATATCTACCCAGTTTTCACCAAACCACCTCCTGAGGCCCATGACTTATACTTGCCGCCCATCTTTTTATACTGACGAACCAACTGGCCTGAAGCATAGGCACTAGGCCATTTCTTCACACGGCCTTTAACAATGGCCTTTGCTCTTGCATATAACGTAGGATTTGTAGGTTTACTCACCGTGTTTTCTCCCTAGTTCTGTACGTTTTTTAATAACAGCCATCAGCCACCTAGACCCTTCGGCATGGGCTAATGTTTCGATATTCGTTCCTGCAGGGTGGACATTGTTCGTTGTGATACCCTCAAGATACTGTAGGAAAGCTTTTCCAACCCCTGAACCAAACAAAGCATAGGCCTTAGAATTAAGGTCAGCTTCAACCTCACGAGTATATCCTCGACCATCGAACGAAACATTAAGTTGCTCCTTTGCCATTACATACCGCCGCCTTGTTGCTGCTGCATAAGGCTCATCATGTTTGAGATATTCTTAGCAACCTGCTCATTGTCAGCTATCAACGCCATATCAATGCCAAACTTCTCAGCCAAGAACTTGATTGTAGCTTCTTGCTGATAAAGAGCAGGGCCAAACTCAGGGCCAAATGTCTGTGCTATTGATTGCTGGAAACGCATAAAGTCTGATACGTCTTGCTGGTCTTGCGCTCTTAAAAGAGGAGATACAGCAATAACCTTTAACTCCCGCCCATCAACCTTGGGCAGTTCGAGCAAACCCTGCTGCGTATAAATATGGATAACACGCTCGACAAGGGGTTGCAGGAATTCCTTCTGCATCCTGCCAGCCACAGCACCCATGTCTCTAGCAACATCGGCAAGCCTTTCCGAGACTTCGGTTGCGGATAATGGTGTCTTAGCATTCGGGCGAGTATCAAGCTCATCAATGAACAATGCCTTTCTCACGTTTCTACGCATGTCTTCCAGAATTAACTGTCCAACATCAAAACGTGCTGGTGATTGAAGGGTGTCTATTGTCGAGCCGGGGCTTCTTGGAATAAATGTCCCTGGCTGTATGGTTACGTTGTCAGGATTAAAGACGCCATCATCATCATATACATATGATCCAGCTATCGCCATTTCAGCATTTTCAAGAATAAGCTGTACTGTCAGGTTCAATGTCTTGATTGCTGGCATGGCTTGGAGTATCGGACCACGACCCCATACCTCATAACCGGACTTAGACCAGCGTGTTGTTATCCACGGAACAGAACCACGACCAACCATCTTTGATGTGTGCAGAATAGCTTTGTCTGTCTCTGATATCAGATAGTAAGTGTACTCATCCTTAAACCTGTCATCACTGTCATACATTGTAGCTTCGATGATTTTAGTTTTACGCCTTGGATCACGCTTTTGTATGTCTGCCATTTGCTGTGTGTACTTGGCATAGGGGTACATATGCTTAACTTCAGTAATGTCACATGTGTCATTCCAACGAAACCAGTTGGAAACCATGTCCATATGCCCCGGCAGCACTGCAACACTTGTGGGAGGAACAGCAGTGAAATGCAGATCGCCAACAAATCTACCACTCTCAACGAGCATGTTCATTGTGCCTATGCCAAGATCCTGAAGGCCTTCGTGAAACTCTGCCTTGAAGTTAGAGTTACGCAATCCTTCGTGTATCAATTCGGTTATTTCATCCAGTTCTTCAATCAACTGTTTTGTGATTGCTTCTTTGGGAAAGTCAGGGCCAGGGGCTAGTTTAAAAGCACGACCATTAGGTGGGAAGAAACCAAGCTGTAATCTTGACGCAAACTTCGGCAGTCCTGTTACGGCAGTCTCATCATAGATATTCTCGGTACGCCTAGCGGCTGGTGACTCCTGAAAGAATGACTCTCTGTGAGGCAATACATAATCGTATATCTCCTCCCATATGTCAGACCATGAAGACCATCTACCCTTGGCCTTCTTATACCGATCCATAACCTTTTTAAAATCTGCATCATTACCGCTAGGTTTGCCTGATACAGCTGGGCTTGCATCACCGCCAGATTCGTCTCTCATTTAAGCACCTGTTATCGCTGAACCCATTTTCTTCTTTTTGAAGCCTGTGTAGCCACCTAGCTCGTCATCCTGCAAAGAACCCATGCCATAAAGATTTGCTTTACGTTTTCTGTCCTGATCAGCGCTAATTGCAGCTAAATCAGATTGCTCTTTATCAAGCCTTGCCTTTTCAGCGTTTCTAGCATCAATGCTTTCTTGGCTTTCTTTAGGCGGCTTGGGTGCTTTGAATAGATTGCCCATACTCAGTCTCCTCAATTTCACGCTCAAAAATGGGGGTTGCGCCACGTTTCAACAATTCACAATGCAATTGATATGGCGTTACGAGCCAAAATCGCCGTATGCCAAGCAAATGCTTGATGAAACTCACGCAGTAAAAGCCAACAGGGGTATAGGTAAGGTTTTCTTGTGCTTCATACTCAAGAC